CGGTTTTTTTTGCTTGAATCTTATCGCCAAGGAGGCGGATGGTTTTCGGTTCGGCTCCGATGAATATCAGTCCGGCCTTGCGAACGGCGGCGGCGAAATCGGCATTCTCGGAGAGGAAGCCGACACCAGGATGGATGGCATCGCAGCCGGTGGACATGGCGGCAGTGAGTAGGGCATTTTGATTGAGGTAGCTTTGGGCGGAGGGGGGCGGTCCAATGCAAACTACCTGATCGGCCATCTTCACATGGTGTAACGCGGCACTCAGTTTGAGATTTTTTTGCACACAAAATGATAATTTTTACTTTTTGGACTCACACGATATAGGGTAATTTGATGTGAGAACTTCTATTTTTTGGCTTCTTTTGGGAGAAGATGGCTTGGCCATCTTTATCTCTATTGTATGCCATCCATGTTTGTGTACGAACTCGCTTAATGAGCTATTTCGATATGAACTGAGTAGAAACCTACCTTCGATATTCCCAAGTGTTCTTAGAAGTGCATCAAAATCTTCTTGAGTGTAACCATCGTAGTGGCCTTGATCGGTTTCGGGGTATGGCGGATCACAGTAGAAGAAGGTATTTGGGGTATCTCGACTCCGAATGATGCGTAATGCATCTGCGCACTCTATTTGTACTCGCTGCAACCTGACCGAATAATCAAGCGTAAATGCTTCTATTTTGTTGTTAATTGCCTTACTCGTCGCTCCTGTACGATCATATCCGAAGGAACCATTGAGCCGAGCACCGAAAGACTGTGTCGATAGAATCCAGACGGCCCATGCACGTTGAATGCGCGTGAATAGGTGTGGATTGGAATAGATGACGCTCGCATTGCGGTGCTGTCTTTGGCTGTGCAGACTAATTAGAACCTCCTGTTGAAGAGCCGTAAAATCACGTTTTAATACCTCGTAAAAATTGATAATTTCTCCATTGGTATCGTTTATTACTTCAACTTCTGAAGGTTCTTTCCCCCAGAATATAGCACCTCCGCCAATAAATGGTTCGACATAGATTCTCTGCTCAGGTATCAATTGAATGATCTTAGATGCCAACTGCTGCTTACCGCCGTGGTAAGTCAGTGGTGTTTTCATATTCCCTCCCTCATGGGCTAAAGGGACTCAAGGTTTCCGCCGATTTAATTTAGGTATTATGGCGGTGGCGGGAAGTCCGTAGATGTTGGTGCATCTGTCCCGGGAGGTAGTGCTCCTGGGGCCGCCGCCTTCTTTTGACGACCCCTTATTATTAGCTTATTTACTCTCTATAGCGGGCACCGTAGGCCACTGCACACTGTCCGGAAACCCACTCTGAGCAGACACATCTCTTAACGCCTGTCTGTAGGTCTGCCACTTAGTTTTAGCTGCGGACGCTATTGGATAATCCGGCATAATCAGGTAGTCCGATTCAACCAGGAGTGAGTCACGCTTCTCGCGTATACGCCTCTCTTTGACTGTCCGGGGTATCACCCAAGCGTTACTCTGCCATGCGGCTTCGGGGTCTGTTGGCTCCACTGTAGTGAGGGTGGAATCCGGCTGCTCACCTAACCTTAGCTTGCGCTTTTCTCTCGTGGACTTAACCCAGTAGTCGGTATTCGTATAATCGTGCTTCACTATGTACTTACCATTTTCCCAAACTGCACTCTGGTTAGCCCCGACGGTAATAAGCCTTGCGGCCTTCGCCGCGTCTACACTCATCCTTTCACCCTGGGTGGTGAAGAATCGCACATCGCAGCCATTAAAAATTTCGGCGTTGTCGGGGTAAGGAAGCGCACCCTCGGGGGCCTCCCCACAAACTATGCTCTGTACTATATTATTCTTTACTGTCGCGTATATCATAATCATCTCCTCTCATGCTGTTCGCTTCCAAATTCTGAATGTGCGGTTGCGGGGGCGGGTTTCTCCAGTACCGGTGCCGTCGCCGTCCGTTTTGTACTGTTGGTTAGGCAATCCGGGATTTCCGCCAGCGTTGTCGAAGTTAATATTAGAACGTGCATATGCAGTACCTGCGTCACCGTTGTTTGATGAGTATCTTCTCCCATAATTTAATACACCCGAGGGTGGGTCGGCATGGGTACCATGCCAAACTGATGCGAGAACTCCCTTCATCCGCTGCATGGCATCTCCCTGGATGTCCGCATAATTGAATGCTTCGGCTAGGTTGCCTCGGCTGCGGAAGAATATACTCTCACCGGCGAACTGTTCCGTCCACGTTCCCGGCCAACCCATGGCCGCAGGCGTCAATCCGCCAGGATACTGCGCGTAGGTGTATCCCACAGGAAATATTACGGTGTTTGCGACTAGCCCGGTCCGTCTATTGGTCTCTGTAACCAGATTCTCCCAGTCAGACGAACGGTCAACCTTGATGTCTATAAGAGGCACATGTTCATCTTGCGGTGTGGGCTTAGTTGGACTAGCTGCCTCGGTTCCTTCAAGCAGTATGGCCGAATAATGGTCAAGCAGTCTCGCTGGCCAACTGCGGTTATTTCCATCCATTACAGTGCCCTCGTTCCTTACGATGTAACGCAGAGCCAAAGTAACCCATTTATACTGGCCGGCGGCCGGACGAGCTATGCTCCCGATATCGACATCAAGCGCGGTTTTTAACTCTATCCTATTGCCTAGCCCATCGAACGCCGCACCGGTGCTCACTGTAGCGGTTGATGAAGCTATGCTAACGTTCAGACCGTTAAGGATACCCTTACCCGCTACAGCCTTTGCGACATTGTTAATCCCCGCCTCTAAATCGTTTTGAAGTTCGTCAAAATCTGCTTTCAACGGCACATAGTTGTAGACAAAATTTCTCTTGTTCATTTATCCTCCTTGTATTGTATTTCTATAGAGCTTTCTATGAGGCTACTTAGTTGCTTTTCAATCGATTTTTTATCCGTGTTCCTACACCTTATTACCACATAGTCGTCAGAACCCCTATCAGAACCCCTATATATCCGAGCCAGTCCCACACCGCGGCCAGAACCAACAGCAAAGGCATCATCAGGCAGCAGGCTTATTTGCACCGGTGCAACCTGTCCAACGTGATACTCTAACCACCTGGAGCCACCGCTGGCTCTAAGTTGCTCAAGCGATAGTGGACTCTCTGGCACACTGTAGCTATTGGTCATCACTACGTATTCAATATCAGCACCCAAAAACCATTCCAGGAATGCCTCAATATTGCGCCGCTCACTACTGGTTGGATTTTTTAAGCGGACTATCGCAGCGGGACTTCGGCCTATCGGGGCAATTCCTATGCGACCAAATCCCACTCTGAAAAAATCCTCAGGAGCGTCAACAATCCTCCACCGTCCAGGAACATAGGCATCGAGAAAATCCTTCAGCCCACCCAACTCGCCGGTAGAAGATAGAACAGTTGCTGCATTCGATAGCCGGCCGCGATAGCTTTCATCGCTGTCTGTAGGGAAACGCGGAATCCCTAAACTAGAGCCGTGGCTGCTCTGATCTTCCGTCAAATAAGCGAAGAACTCGCGTTTCACCTTGGCAGCATCGCCAGCCACCACTTGGCCAATACGAGCGATTATTCTGAATAGTTCTCGCCGCCTGCCGGCTCGTATCCCAGGCGGTGCGAGTTCCTGCTCCAAATAGGTCCAAATATCGCTCATGCCGACCTCTTTGTTACGGTGATAGTTCCCACATTTATTTTTGAATCGTTGCTTATTGCGATATCGCGTGTTGGACTGGTAAACTCGATTGCGCTGAGCTCCAGGTTTGAAAGCGAATCGTAATAAAGTGCGCGCATCGTTATCGATTCCCCTATTCTCCGATGCTGTAGCCACTCTCTAAGTTGATTCTCAACTTCCGTTTCAGCAACTTTGCCCTCGTACGAAAGAGTGAAATCCCGCCGCACAGCCCTAGCGGGCTTAACCAAGAGATCGCGAGTCAATAGGTATGCGTCCCCTATGGCACTTTTCACCGCATCGCACACCGCCGTAGAGGGTATACCCGCGATACCGCCGAGAATAATATCCACCGAGCCATACCCCCGGGGGGTGCGGATTACCTTAACGTCGTTTACATCTCGATTGGATAGGGCTATAGATACGTATTTCCCAGGGCGGTTATCCGGCCCCTGAGACTCCCATCTAGCCCCTATACGCTGCCTGTACTCATCGTCTGGCTCCTCATCCCGGCCAGATAACGTGAGCCAATCAGAGGGGACAGAATACGCTACAATCCCATCCACCACTGTGGTGCAACGAATGGGTGTCCATGGGAGGATATTATGCCGAGAGCCTGGAAACTCTGCCTCAACCTTGATGTCGTTGTTCCCGGCATGAAAGGGCGTATTGCGAGTGACTTTGAAACGCAGCCCGGAAGCCGATACGAACCAAGCACCCGCCTGAAGCGTGCCAGATTTAACAGCATCGGCGACGAAGTTCCCTTCGGATTTTTGCGCGACCCCACGGCTAACCCCAAGTTCGCGCCCCCTTATATCCAGCATAGTCCCCGTGGCTTTAAGATAAGTAAACTGCCCCCCTAAAAAATTGAGTACATCGTCGTAAATTGGGTATATCGTTTGGGTGTAGGTCTCCACCAATCCCCGCAAAACCCCCCCCTCCTTGAACGACGTGAGGCCCGTTTCCTCCTTGGCGATTTTTAGAATCGCGTCGCGTATTTCCTCCTTAGTTTTGTTAATCCACATCATCTCACATCCAAATCAAAGAGGAGCACCACTGGCTCAACACCATCTATGAGTTTGAACGACAACTGATACCTGCCGCCTTCCAGTTGACTTGTCGAAATAGAGTCGAAATTGATTCGCTCATCGTTGAATGCAGCCGCGCGAAGTGCCCCCTCCACATCAATGTCGTTTGGACCCTTCAGCGCGTCTTCCAGCCCCTTGCCAAACTCTGGCGCCCAGAAACAAGAGCCCGGCGAGAGCATCAGCTCGGTACGCACATCCTGTGCAACAAGAACGCCTCCAGTTATCACAGAAAGTTCCCCATCGTCCGTAAAGACAACATCACCCCCCGAGTCGAGCTCTATATCGCTGCCATAGCTATCCATGTTTCACAGTCTCGTTCTCGATTTGGGCAAAGTCGCCAGGAGTCTTTCTGCCCAGGGCCAACTTCAAAGCCGCCTGCAATGCGCTCGGGCCTCCATTACCGGGCTCCAGGATGGGTGTGCCCCGCACAACACCCAACGCTGCATTGAGGATTCCGACGTTCTTCGTCAGCTCTCTTTTCAGGGTTTCTATCTTCACAAGCCCGCCAAGCCCATCCCCATTGAAATGAATCTCGCCGGTTTTGATTTTTATTCCCTGAATTCCGTTTGTGATAAGAAATTCGTCTGATTTGAAATCTGCCGAATCGTAATACTCTCCCCAGACGCCCTCTATATACGGGTAGCTCGGGTTGTGCTCTATATAACCGACTATTACCAGGGTATCCTCCGGCAGCGGAGCATAGACCCCCGCCCCATTGGAAGACGCCCATAGTGGACTTGTGGGAACCTCCTCAAGAACAGTTTCGGTTTCCTCCAAACTGCCCGGTTTCAAAATCCGCACCCTAGCCGAATACTCATTTGTCCCCGATCCTGAGCCGAACGAAAGAACCTTTCCTATTTGCGGCCCTTGTCGATGCGGCATCGCGGCATCAAGCCATCGACACACGATATCCTTTATCCTCAAAACATCACCTCCATAGTGGAGTTCCGAGGCGAGATAGAATACCGCAACCCGACGATTCGTCTTTTCTCTTCGTTTAGCTCCGCATAACCCCCGTAGCCAAGGGGAACGGGGAAGGCTTTCACAGAATTATTGGAAATTAAAAGGGCATTTTCACCCCGTTTAACGGTGATTGAAATTTCCTCTGCAGCGCTCATTTCTCTGATATTCAAAACACCCTTTGAATCGAAGAACAGATCGTACCCTTCATTTGCGAAATCTTCCACGGTGTCCACAAAACTCAGGAAGCTACTCCAGGATTCACCACGCGCATGAAAATGAGGCAGCTCCAAATCTGGCAAATCTATGCGGTGTTGTTCTACCCCGCTTTGTAATGCTAGAAAATCAAAAATATATGAAGCTTTCTCATCTCTGAAATTGGCCACCGTGTCCTTCAACTTCCATCCGCATTCGTAGGCAACACCACCGAACTCGAAAGAACGCGATAGAATCCGCGCAGCAAAAACAGGCTCTTCATCCAGCATTATCTCAACATCATCAGTCGCTTCCGCATCAATACGCTCATCCCCCGATAGCAGCAGCTTCGCCATTGGTATACTTTGAGCGTAGTGATGAATCTCAACATGCGAAGGGTACACCCTGTAACCCGCAATTCGCGTGCTCAGTTCGCTCCTAGTGATGTTCACTGCGTTTCCTCCAAACGTATATTCAGCTCTTCCTTATCGCTTATCACCTCTGCAATCGGAGGGTCTGGAACTTCGGCATTTGCGCTTTGACTGCGAGATTGATGTTGAACCTTGGCTATCTCGGGGCGGTACTCGGAGAATTTCAGATTGACGTTGATTTCCTGCTTGCCCCCGGACTGCAAAGAGTCCAATGAGAGAAACAGACAACCTTGCAGATTCCACGCCCTGGCTGCAGGAAAATCCAGCGCATAGATGAGTGGCGTCCCATCATCATTGAACTTTTTGAAGCGTCCTGCGATATCGGCCAGAGCTTCTTCTTTGGACACTTCCCCATCGTCCAAAAGACGTAGCGAAAAACTAACAGAAGCATCGTCAAAACCGTTCACCTGGTACTGCTTCCCGCTGCCGCCCTCCACCGCTTTGGCGTCCATCAGCAGCTTAGACCCAACACTCAGCCCGTCGAAAATTCCAGGCAGAGCGTTACCATTCAACGAGAGCGAGGAAGCATCAGCACTCAGAATCACGCCACGCCTCCGGCTACTTTGATCAGGCGAACAAAATTGAAGATATCCTCCGCATCCTCAGATTGGACTGTTAGATGATCAATATTGATAACCGTCGAACCGCCAGAGGGAGTTCCATCGCCGCGATTCAAACCCAACGGGCCTGAAAGGTCTAATCTCTTCTTATCCGCACCGATTTTCAATGTTTCGACTATAGAAGAACCCGATTCGGTGAGTTTCGACAGCGGTCCCTTCTTTGCGTCCGAATGAGGAAGGTAATCATCTATAGACTGAGCTACAATAAGTCCGGGGTTCTTAGCAGTGGGGATAAAAGCTTCAACCCCGGCAACGACTGGGGGTACAAGAGCCTGTTTGCGTTCCATCCTAGCCAGTTGCCGCGGATGCACCTGTCCAGTTGTGCCAAAAAACTCACGAACCTTGTCCCACTTCTTTACTGCTAAAACAACAGCTGCAATAGCAGCTCCAACAAGAAGTATGGGCCATAACGCAGCCCAGCTAGCTGCGGCAAAGGCTGTCTGCACACCCGTAGCTGTAGCCAACGCTGGCACCAAGAAACCTAATCCGCGGACAAACCCGCCAACTATTGTTGTAGCTGGACCTATTGCGGCCGCCACCGCTAAAAGCTTCACAATGTTTTTTTGCTGCGCCGGCTCCAGCTCCGCAAACCTGGTGGCTAGAGCGCCAATTTTTTCGACAAATGGTCTGACCACCTCTAAAACAGCAGCGAACGCAGGAACCAAACCAGTAGCTAACTTCTGCATCGTTACCTGTAGCTGTACCTTCATCAAATCCATAGCGGCGCCGGTGGCATTAATCCCCTCGGTTTGTGCCAGGAAAGCAGCCTCTGTTGCCCCGACAGCATTGGCCATCTCCGCAAGCTTGGCCGGATATACATCCGCCAGACTATCAGCAAGAGCCAACGCTGCTGTCTGCCCCTCAATACTGCCCATAAAGCTTTGTAACGGTTTTCCGCTCTCTTCGGCGGCATCTACCACCTCAAGCAGTGCTCCATGGAAGCCCAACTGCTCTATCATAGCTTTTCCAGATTCATAACCAAGGTCGGACAGTAGAGAATTCATCGCAGCAGAAGGGGCCATAAATGACTGCATGGCTCCGCGCAACTGGGTAGTTACTTCAGCAGCAGGGCCGGTAACTCCAGTCAGTGTAGCCATCGTTGCAAATAGCTCTTCTTCACTAACATTCAACTCTGCCGCTAGCGGTACCACTTTCCCCATAGAGTTAGCAAGTTCAGGCAAGGTAGTCTGCCCATAATTTACAGTTTGCATTGCCAAATCGGAAATTTTTTGGTTGGCTTCATCAGATACATTATTATATCCTTTCATTACTGCGGAAGTTAAATTTATTGAATCGGTAACAGTAGCTAATCCGGCTGCTGCTAATCTGGCGTTATCTCCTAGCATCTTCGAAGATTCAGCAGAATCACCATATGCAGAAACAACTTGGTACGAGCCAGCAGCTAATATATCAGTACTAATGCCGGTTTCAATAGCCAAATCCTGAATCTCTTTTTTTATTTCGCCAACTCTTGCCTGAGCCACCCCAAGACTTTGGACATTGGCCATACTCCTATCGAGCGCTTCACCAGCCTTAAATGCACTCACACCTAATGCCACCAACGGAGCAGTAACACCCGCCCTCAGGCCCACACCCACCTTCATCATGGTCTTTCCAGCCCTATCAAAGTTAGCAGCCGTCGCTGATAGCCCTGTTAGCTGACCTTGAGCAGCCCTCGCCCCCTTCGAGAAGTCATCGATAAACGAAACTTTTATTTTGCTGTAAATATCAGGCATCTCCCAAAACCTCTGCTATAGCCCTGGCTACAACATCAACCTCCAAATCCCGGACATATACCGCCCGCTTGAGAATCTTTCCGATGCGCGAAACTGGTTCGCCTTTTGCGTCAATGCCCAAGAAACGCCTGATGAATAAAAGTTCCATCTCAATCTCACTTAAAGACTCTGAATCGGCTTTGTCTCCAGAGCCCTCCCGAACAAAGGGTTCAGATATTCACTTATGAATGTGGCGACAGCCACGTTGTGCGGACCGACAAGCTGAAAAACATCATCTCCATTCGCAGTGGAAATAATCAGCTGCCTCATCAGCCATCGATTGGCTTCTATTGAGTCCTTGCTTTGCATTTCTGAATACGCCTGGAGTTCCGCCCCCGTCGGCTCTCGATAGCAGAAGCATAGATCAACACAGTTTTCAGAGCGGTCGGCAAAGGAATATTCAGCCAAAAACAATTGACCTTTATGGCGCTCCTTACCCTCCTTCACCATGGCATCTCGAACTTCTTTTTTAACCATCAATACCTCCTAAAACCTTTTCAATGCTGGCACACCGTTCGAGACAATGGGCTTTGTCAAAACTCCCTCGAAGCTACGCTTCAGTATCTTATCGCCCTTCGAATTCCCCTTGCCCCGCTTGGTCCACTTTACTTCCAGCACCTCGTTGATAAGCGCCTGGCCGGAGGATAAATCGCCGTATGTAATTGCTACCGGAGTAGGGGGCAGGTTGTAAAAACCACCTGCCGCGATGGCAGCAGTTTCAAATTTCTGCGCCTCAGAGAAGGCCATTTCCACCTTGCAGCTGCCCGAATACTCACCGGGCACATACCCGGCAGGCATGCCGCGCATATCGGTTACAACCTCTCCGGCCTCCTCATCGTCGTACTCGATAGAATCTAAAAGACTCACAAGACCAAAAGGAAAGGTCACTTTGATATGCACATACGCATATCTTTTCCCGTTGATTGTTCCTGCCACTATTCACCTCCTCCTAATGCCGGATTCTCAAATTGGATGGTTGCCCTAATCTCATCGAGTTGACCTCTGGGAATTATCAGTATTTCTTCTGTTATTCTCTTTGTAGAAAGAATGTTCTGGTTTTCCTCCAGTACTATTCTCCCCGAGGAGATTTCCTTGTCTTTTGCCATAGAATCTAAAGCCTGCTCCCCTGCGGCCGCTACTTGCGCAAGCTCTGGAACCCGACCGTCAGAAAGCACATCGAACCCTTGCCTCAGATACGGAAATTGAGCCTCCCGTACCAACCGACACGCCTTATTCATTACCTCGATGCGAGTGGAAGTATCAAAGTCGCTTGTTTCATCCGTCATCAAATGACTATCAGATACATAAACACCCCTTTTACCGTCGTAGTAGCGGCAGGTGGCGTATCCAGCGTCTTCGAGCGACTTAATCTGTGCTGGAGTAACGCCGTAGAGCAGGCTTTCCACTCCCGGCAAATTACCGAGGCGAGTCCAGCCTGGCGAGATTGCAACACCAATCTCAAATATACGCCCCACCACCTTCCCATGCACGTTCCGCTCGCTTTTATACCCCTCGATATCAACACCATCAAACCAGTTGGCACTCACCATAAGACGCTTGCTCTCTACAGAGCCGCGCTCGCTACCGACAAGCGCCGAGATATAAGCGTCTGTCGATTCCCCGTCATTTCTCGCTCTTAGGGCAGCTGAGCCCCAGGTCCACAAGTGTTCGCCTGTAAAAGCTTCCAGTTTCGTTGCGAACGCCGCCCAGAACGCCTTAGCAGTAGAGCCTGCAACCGCTATATGCCTCAGCGCTGCGCCGCTGTTCTTTATCTGGTCAACAGCAGCCAGAAGCTCTGCATTGGTGGCACTCGGGCAACTCGTAGTGAAGGAAAACCGATCTCCTTCCTTAAATGAAACTTCAGAGGGTGATGGCGAACCCGCCGAAAAAGTAAGAACAATCCCAGTGCTTGGAATCGTATAACTACCATCAGCAGGAATGGTGTTTGCGTCACCCAACAAGCCGTTCTTCTTCACTCTGAACGTAGCAGCATTCAAGCCCCCATCCGACTCGATTACTATCTCGAACATGTAGCAGTTTGCAGGAGCACCGGAGACCGTAAGCGAACCCACTCCAGCGTTATCCGAGTTCGCAGTCACAGAGCTAATAGTCCCCTGCGTAGTACCAGGCAGCACCCTTACATAACAGGGCACATTCACCTGGCTATAAACCCCCTCCAAAAAATCCCGAAGCGGCCCATCGCCCACCTTCTCACTAACCTCCTCGAAAGAAGAGAGAGTCACCACAGCACTCTGTGGCACCGAACCCACACCGATGGCCCCGAGAGCATCATCCCCCGAAGCTACACGCCCCAGTCCGCCGTCTTTAATCGCTATTTCAACATCCGGTAAAAACCCCATAAATCCTCCTTTTAGTCCGCACTAGCGCTAGCTTTCAGAAATTCAGAAATAGCATCAGAGAATTCCTTTGCTGTTACGGCCTTTCTCCGAATCCATCCCTTGTACTCCATAGCTCCAGCTAAAATGGCGGGGTCGGTCTTTCTCTCTTGAGCGAGTAGCTCAATATCTTTCTTCACCACGTCTTTCACGGCTACCTCTTCGCTATCCTTCTTCATACTCACCTCCTCCTTGCGCCACAGCATTTATAGGAGCAGCGCTTGTTCCACTCGGACCAACATCAACAGAAAACTCAACTAAAACCGCAGCTTCATACCGCCCATTCATTCTGCTGTCATAATCTGAATACTTTTCTCGGGTTGGCTCCAGTTCTCCTTCAATACCCTGGTATTCCCAAACAAAGGGCAAATTGGAAATAACCCCGCTGAGTAGATTACCGGCCTCCAACTCGTTAATGGCGACTACCTTCACAAGAACAGGCAGCACACGCTTTGTGCGCACCTGCCGGTACAGGGTTCTATTCTCAATTTGTATTTTGACTTCCTTGATTTCCGCCGCCTCAAAACGCCCAGGCTCGCTTATTAGCGACGCTATAGGCAGCTCCGTACTATTGGTAACCATAGCTTGTTCAGCACGCGCATCGAGGGCTATATTGCTTCTGCTCAAACCCGATCTTACCAACACCGAGCTCAAAACTGCCTTAACTACGCCAATCATGTAAAAAACCTCCGAACTTCCGGAGTACTCATAAACCTCTCAGGCCAGCTTTTTTTGAATCCTGAATATCTACGCTGTGGTATATTCGCGCTGCCACCTCGCCTTGCACGTCCACCTTGCTGGTGAATCCTCGCATACACCAGGTGCGAGCCCACAAGCACCGAACTCCCTTCAGCACGCGATTTCACACTTCGCATAAGTCTGCTCGTATCGCGCGGGATAAACCCTCCAGACTTCTTCTTTCTGCTTGGCTGCCACCTGGAACCATCTACCGGGTCTTCTTGGGAACTCAAGGCTTCTCTGGAAATCAGTTCCACACCTGCCATTTGTGCTATGTCTCTCAGTTGTCTTGCAGAGAGCCGGGATAAAAACATTTCTGCCTCGTCAAAGTCCTCAAGCTCAACGCGGAAACTAAAGCCCCCCATCCCAAAAACCTCCAAGTTTCATTTTGTCCCTCGATCCAACCTTATACCCGATAGACGGAGTTGAGACTTCATCGCCTCCAACACCTTGAAGTGGTATACGATACTTCCCTGTTGCCACGCCCTTAAGAAAGTCCAGAGCCTTGTCATATTTAATTCTGAGCAGCCCATCGGCAGCGTCTTCACGAAACCTGCTCATCACCGCCAAGTTGTACACCGCAATATCGATGGTGTAGTTCTTGATGTTCTCAGGCGGACGCCGAAGAGGGACGGTGTACCCACCGCTCAGTAGATAACCGTCCACCTCTCCTTGAGCCGTCTCTATTGCCTGTTCTACCTTTGTACTATCACCCCCGCTCCAAACAGCAGCAGTGCTTCCATCCGGCAGTGCCTTATCGATACTTGCAGAAGTGATATAAGCCAAAATCTACACCGCATCCTTAATAGTCCAGAGCGCTCCTGGGCAGACTATCTTCTCATCGCTGGTATTGCCGGCAAACACGATTCTGCTACCCTTCATGCCCGAAGATTCATCATCTTAACTGCGAACCAGCCACATCTCACCGCCAGCCTCGGGATAGCGAACATAAAACGTTGCAGCCGCGGTCAAACTCTCATCGGAAAGCTCTTTTTCCACGTACGCCATAACGCACAAGTCATCCCAGATATAGCCCAAAGACGAAGCGCTCTTATTTTGACGCTTCTTTCCAATCTGCCCCCGAGCAACAACCACCCTCTCAATATCGAATAACGCAGAGAGAGTCTCAATCGTCACAACCTTAGTTGTTTGCACGTCTCCTAAACGTGAAATTATCTTAGGATTGCTCTTAAGTGCCTGCCAGACGTTCCGTCCAATAACCATTACATTGGGGTCGATATCCATGTTGGATTTTCGCCCTTCAACCTTCTTGATTGGATCGCCCCCAGAGCCACTCCATTGATTGTCCACTCCAGTTCCACTGCCACTCAGCGATTCATTTCGCCCAGTTTCGTTGGTGAAAATATCCTTAACACGTCTGTCGTGGGCCAGAGCTAAGCGTGAGACCAAACCACGCACAGCTCGACGCTCGGCAGGCGCAAAAGGCACATCTTCGAAGCTCGCATCACGCACATCAATCGCAGAATCGAGCCCATGGTCGATGGCGTTAACAGGCTTCTTCACGCCGCGCCCACCAACTCGATCAGGCTTCCCGCCATTGTGCGCCAGCTCGGTGTTTGGCAAGTCCGCATATACGTCTTTGCCAAAATAAGCGTATTGAGCATCAGGTTTATCCACCTCTATCGGTGGCGCTAAAATAGAACCTACCAACCCCTGAGAAAAAACCGATGCGTAATCCGCAGCGAACCCGCTCAGTAGCGGATCAACATATCCATTTTCTTTTTTGGGCATATTATTCTCCCACCTGAACGAGCGCTAGAACATAATCGCCCACCGCTCCATCTTCTAAAAACCGACCGATGTGTTTCAGCCCAGTAGCCTTCGTCCCAGTCACCTCACCAGTCGTTCCAGTGATATACACAGAGTCCCCAGCGCTCACAGCCACCTTCACACACACCCTGGCCAGCCCCATCACCGTGATGGGCAGAGCCTCACCGGTGGCCGAATCGCTCGCGTCTTCGTTCTTATACTGGCTATACACACCGCAAACCTTGTCTGTCGCAGTACCCGCTGGAAGCTTCACCGTCGACTCGTCGCTGAAAACAACAACTGAGCCCTTCGGAATCGTGCCCGAATACCTGTAGCTTCTCATAACAGCCCCATCCATCATTTCTGCATCCTCCCCTCACGCTGCAGCACCCCCACAGCAGTCTCGAAATCAAGCTTCCTCTCCGCGGCAAAGGCCCTGATTTCATCATTGCTCATAGCCTTAGGCGCAGCACCTTCTTCGGCAAAATGACCTTCTGATACAACCACTCCCAGAGAGTTATCGAGGGCATCAAAAAAACTCTCCCTCTTATCCACTTCAACAGCTAGCGCCGCCTCACTGAGCTTGTCCTTGGACTCAGGGTGAAGCCTGCCATCACCGATCAGCCTTTCAATACGACTCAAAACAGCCTCCTTCTCCTTCTTTTCAGCAAACTCCGAACTCTTTTGCCTTTCGGCTTTCAGCGCAGCTTCAAGCTCTGAATTTCTCTTCTCCAGACCTGCTATCCTCTCCTTCTCTTTTTCCACATTCTGAAAATCCCCCGATTCATCTCTACCACCACCATCACCGGAGAACTCAGCGAATGTTTCAACGTTGATTAAATCTCTTTTTATTTTGATTTTCCGCGAGTAAATCGATACATCTTTTTCATTGATGCCGAACTCTGAATAGAACGGGGGCAGCTTGGTTGTTTTGATTTGCGGGAGTGTCCGGCCTAAGAAAGCCACATGGGCCAGCCTGGGTGGTTTTGCCTCGTCCCTCTCATCATCAGCTAAAATGCCAATAGACACATAACCCAGCTTCCTCGTCGCCACCCATTGCCGCAAGTCTTCTGATGCCTCAACATCAGCCCACACCTCGCCCTGCTCATTCAGCGACAGCGATCTCACCCAGCCGTGTGAGAACTCGCTTTCATCAGATTCGCCCCAGCGGCTGTGGCCAATAACACAGGGTGCCTCAATATCATTCTCTGGGTCGTAGGAATCGACAAGCCGCTGCACACGCTCCATATCCCAGCGCCCCTGCGGGTAGGTCCCACTTTTGAAAATCTTGATAATCATTTCATCCTCATCTTCGCTACACGGCGGACAAACCGCTGCCATTCCCCCGGGTCATCGCACCAGGCCTTGGGACAGTTCTTCCAGCCGACAACCGCCTTGTGAGTTGTTATGTCTCTATAGGGATTAAGCCCAAAGTCGTCGCACAGCTTCACGCAAAGCGCAGCAGCAGATGCAAGCGTAATATCAGAAAAGGCTCCATCAGCGTGCGGATGGCATAGCTCCACCCCAATCGTACAATTATTGGGATTGCCAAGAGTCAGACACTCTCTGGCAAAACGAGTGTATGATTTCGAGCCAACATGATAGCCCACCTCCGTAGGCGGTATGCACTCGACAATCTCCCTTTCCAAGCCAACAATGTAATGAGTGCTGCCGTAACCCGATTTGCCATTCTTCCTAACCTCGAAAAAATTGCGGTTGGCCATAGCACTGGAACCGGCATTCGCAACCCAGTGGATCACCAAAGCCTTCACACCATCGAGCTTTTCGCCTGGGCGAGAAAACGGATTGAAACTTAAATGCCGGCGCTCAATGTTCATTGTGCGAACACTATGCAGCGCTTGAGGAAGACTAGTCTTGTCAATTAATTTAAGAATTTAGCAGAACGAAAAGGAGATACTGTCAAGTGTTGTGGATGAAAAAAGAACAGAATCCTTCATTTTATGCAGCATCCTCAACGAAATTTCCATCTTTATAGAATACACCTTGAAGAACCTTCGGGATCAGTTTATAGCCTTTCATTTTCTTCCAGGTTTTCTCAGCCTCACAGCATAACTTCCAGACCATAGTCAGTGTGGCCATTCTATTCCCGCTTCCCTTTGTGCGCTTTGTTCTGAGCCGTACTGTGGCGAATGTGGATTCGATGGGATTGGTAGTACGGATATGAATCCAGTGGATTCCTGGGAATGAGTAGAACGTAAACAGATCGTCTTTATCCTTGGATAGGCAGCCTGTAGCTTTCGGATATCTATCAGCATATACTGAGATGAAATGATCATAGGCTTTCAGGGCTTTTTTTTCCGTTTCCGCCATGTACATTTCATGGATCAGGGATTTTGCTTTCGGTTGAATGCCCTTGGGCATCTTATCGAGTATTTTGGCTGTTTTATGGACCCAACAGCGTTGACGTTTCGTAGTCGGAAAGACTTCATCCAATGCCTTCCAAAAGCCAAGAGCACCCTCTCCTATGGCTAATTTGGGAGTTTCCTGCAATCCCCGCTGCTTCAAAGCTAAAAGCATCTCTCTCCAGCATAGAGAGGACTCTCTGTAACCGGATTCTACAGCCACAAGCTCTTTATTACCTTGCTCATCGGCGCCTATAATCACAAGGATGCAACAACAATCGTCTTCCAGCCGGATATTGAAATGGATTCCATCAACCCAGATATAGGCGTATCCCCTGTCGCTTAGATCCCGGTTGTTCCAAGATTGGAAATCATCCTCCCAGCTCTTCTTGAGACGGACTGTGTTTGCGGCTGACAATCCTTTGGCCCCTTCAGTCAGAATAGCGGCAAGAGCATCCTGAAAACCATTTGTGGAGATTCCCTTCAGGTACAGAACTGGCAGCAAGTTATCGACGCTGGGGATTTTCCTCAGATACCGTGGCAATAGGGAGCCGGTGAAAGGATTCTTTCTATCGGGATCGATTTTCCGATCATCTACTCGGGGAGCTTTCACACTCATGGGGCCGATGCCGGTGAGTATCTTGCGTTCTGGGTGATATCCATTCCGAACAACAAGGCGGCGACCATTCTTATCTGTTTGCGAATGCCTCATAAGGTATTCTTCAATCTCGTTTTCCAGAGCCTGATGAAGCAGATTTTGTGCACCCTCTCGTAGTATTTTTTCCAGTAAGGACCAACTGCCGGTCTCTTCATGAAAATCAATTTCTGTGGTAGTTTTCTTACTCATAGAGTATCTCCCTTTTGTTATGGTTTGACACCAATACTCTACAAAAGGATTTGCTCTTTTTTATCCTATCCACAACTTTTGGTTATATCTCGGCGGCGTCCTGACACTGTCTAGGGTTCTTCAACGGTTTTTTCCTCAAGATGAATACTGTAAAGTAAGGCTGAATACTGATCAGGATCCTTTTCCTTTATTTTCTGCAAGATGAATTTTGCTGTGGTCTTCATCTCTGGAACACGCATAGGTACAACACCTCGCTCAATTATCTTTAAATGGGAGAACTCATTGCTGATACGTTGGATGAGAGACACAGCCTGTTCATCATTTCCAAAAAACTGTCTCAACTTGTCATCTTTTTCCTTGGCATTTGGGTATTTGTAGTACAAGAATACTTCAAGAAACTTACGGGCATTGTTTCCAAAGTTATAGTAGCAATCATGATTCTCATCACACTCTATTTGTGGGTAGGCGCATTTGTAAATTTGATGGAACAGAAAATTGAATTCTGTGACGTAGTTCTTCAGGTATTGAGGCATCAATGTGATGTCACTGCTGACTTGACCCGTTCGGGTAATGATAAAGTATTGAGACTTTTTTTTATCCGAAGCACCCGGAAGCTGTTTCAGATACTTCAAAAAGTCCAGGTTGTGAGTTGAAATAAACAACTGCTTAAAACGGTCGCGTTCTTTTGACTTCCCGTTATCTTCATATTTCTCAGGTCTTATAATCTCGGCATTGATGAGGCTATAAACAAAAAAGATATGGTTTGCATCCAAACTGGAAATAGGATCGTCGAACCAGATGATCGGCTGATTGCCTTTGGTGTCAATATCTTCAAGCTTTGCCATGAAGTAACAGAAAGCTATCAGGCTACATTCTCCCTTACTAAGGTGGAATGCTTTTTTGTCGTCCCGTGTGACTTCAAACCGGTATCCTGATGACGCATCCCCAGGGTTTTCTTCAATGGCTTTGAGCGAAATGGACTGATGACCGAAAGAATTATTTAAATAGTAGTTTACCCGGTCAGCACCCTTGCTTTCATCTTTCAGCTGAGCCTTCAGTTCATCGATTCTTGATCGATGTATATCGACCTCCACCTTTGCAGTGTTCTTAGCTTCCTCCTTTTTGCCCATTGCCATGTTCAACTTATCAATACTGGTGCGTGCATCCTTATATCGTATGTCGTTAATGAATGTATAAACTTCATAGAGGCGGAGATCTGCACGTGCTTCCGAGTGTTTAGCATCCAGTGAAGCTGTGAACTGATTTGATTCGTTCCTGAGTTTTTCAAGCGAATCCCAAGCCGCATTGAAAGCATCCTCAACAGACTTAGGTTCATCAAATGTTAGAGGGGTGAAGATGTCATTTTTTCGTTTTTTAACCTGCACTTCAATGGAATCCAGACTTGCAACATAAGAGCCTGATAGAGCTTCTAACCGTTCTTCAAGCGAATCCAAGTCTTTGGTGAATTCAGAATAGAAATCCGGTCGATGAGATTTGATTCCCGGTAGATTGTCGATTTGTAACCGATCATGTTTTATCAATTCAAGAAGTTCATCCAGTGCTTTCCGTAGCTCTTCAGATTCCTGATTGAAATGATTGTCCAACTTTTCCCATAAATCTTGCGGAAGGTCGCTACCACAAAATGCGCATTTATCTCTTTTCCCTTGGTGATATTCTCGTCCCGTCCTCACCCACATAGCTAGCGTAGCATCGTTTAGCAATTCCTGAATTGGATCAGACGCCTGGATCTTTTTTTCAATTAGCTCTTTAGCCTTTGTTGCGATCGCAGAGTATCGAAGACTAAAGGATGGTAATTCCGGGATCTCCGGTTTGGATTCATCTTTAAGGAGGTTATGAAGCTTGTCTGCTTCTTCATCCGTAAGCGGGGAATACGTATCTTTGATAACAGTCTTGATGTCTTCCTTTATTTTGGGCAATTGGTAGTTGGCATCTCCAAATTCTCTATTGTTCTTAATTCTTTTGGCTTTGTCTCTTTTTTTTTCCCTCAGTTCGGATGACGCAACGTTATAGTCTTCTTGGGCTTTTTTAAATTCTTCCTCAGCAGCAAGGAGTTTCCCAATCAGTCCTGACTTATTCTCTTCGTTTCCGAGTTCCGCTTCATACTTCTTTATCTCTTTCTCAAGTCGTGTATTGTCTTTCCCCAAGATAGCGAATGAGTTGATGGTCTGCTCGTCATCAACGAAGAAACGGAGGTTGTCTCTGACAAAATCTTCATTGAAAACTCGAATCACTTGACCATGGCTATTCAATGAGTTTTGCGTGGCTTTGCTTCTGTCGTCAAAAGACAACTGAAATTCAGGTGAACTATATTTGTCTGAGATTGAGCCGGTTTCGAGAGCTCTAAAAATCCGTGATAGAGTTGTTTTTCCTGAATAGTTTTGGCCATAAAGAATGTTGATTTTTTTAAACTCAGCGGTGTTATTGCCTCCATCCCCTACAGATGATGTCCATCGAAAGTCCTGAAAAACTGCCATATTTTTGATTGAATCAATTTTCTTTATCTCACCGGTCATCGCTATTTAGCCCTCTGATATTTCTTGAAGTTCTCAGCCTACTCGAAGTTCTCTTTATAGACCTCGGCAAGGTCATATGTTAAATCGTCCCTCGTATTCGAGGGCGATCCGATTCATAGCAGGCTTCCAATCCTGAATAGGCATCGGCCATTTTCTGGATGCTTGGTCAATTGCCAGATAGATAATCTTATACACCGAATTGTCGTTTGGGAAGTTCTTCCGATTCTTAATGGATTTTCGAATCACAGAATTCAGAGATTCAATCGCGTTGGTGCTATAGATAATCCGGCGAAT